GTGGCTGGTGAGGCTGATGCCCTTCGCATTTACATCACCTGTGAATGTTGCATCAGCACCGCCAGAACCACCGCCGGAAATCGGTCCGTTCAAATTGATCTGAGAAGAATTGACTGTGAAACTGGTGCTCGCATTGACCTCACACTCCGGAGCCTCCATCGAGATCTTTGTCGGAGCTTTAATCTTGATAGTTCCCTCATCTTCCAAATGAATAAAGACTTCCGGAGCCTTGCCCCAGAATCCACCAATGTAGAAAGAATCAGAAGGATCAAACTCTCTGAATGTCGCCGGAACTTTAGACGTGTTGTCCCCGTTGACATTAGAAATATCGTGTTTGGCAACCACAGCCAAGCCCACATCTCCAACTTTTGGATCACAGACGATAGCGGCAGTACCATGCTGCAGTCGAAAGTACGGCAGTTTAGGAATCGTTGTCACTTCAATCCCTTGAGCCTGTACATTCATAGGCTTTAGCAAGGGCTTGGCCGTAACGTAACCGGCGCCGGCTTCTGTGCCTGCCCTCTGGACTGCCGTTACTGTGACCGGAAATGCCGTATAAACCGTCTTAGAAAGGATCGACTTTACGAAAAACTCAAGGGCATTTATGGGACTGGAGCCTGCAAAATCATCATAGTTTGCACTGAATTCCTGATTACTCATCGACCTCACCACCTCGGATAGATTGCTGTAATGCTCGTTTTCCACGCCTGAGCACCAGGATCGTTTGCACTGAGCTCATGTCGAAGCCCCGTGATCTTCCAAGTTCCGGATGCTCTTGGGACTATCGTCTCTAATTTGAAATTTGCTCCGATCCGAAGATCCGGCCTAAAAAACGTCGTAACGTTGATACCGTTATTGGAGAATGTCGGATAACCGATCATTCCATTCATTGCGTTAATCAAGGGAATAGACCCCTGAGTCTTCCGAATTCCGTGTTTTTCAACGAGCACTACCTTGTCATCGTCAAAAATCAGGTTGGCCCCCACTGCTCCGGCTATTCGTCTCATTTTCGTCACCGGATCGCCTTCAATGATGCAGTCCTTGATTGAAGCTGTGATGTCGTTATTCTCAAGTGTGTAGCCGATCTCTTTTGAGATCTGGTCAATTAAGCCAGAAACTGTTTGGTTACCTGTGACAGAAATCGGAGGCTGTGGAATTAAAGCAGGGAAAAGTCCGCAATTAGCTTCGATCTTAAAAGTCGGAGAAGGAGCGGCATTGAAATCCGCCCAGGCGTTAATGATTTCGCCCTTAAAAATAACGGAGAGTGTCTTGCCCTTCTCTCCTGCAGAAACATTGATTTTGTTTCGCTTCAATGAGAATGACTTAAAACCTAAATGGGTCAACCGCTCCATCGTGGTTAAAGACAACCCTTTAAGTTCTATCTGAGCCTTAGGAAATGCGGGACATCCGGACTTTTCAACCGTACACTTAACCGCAAATCCTTGAAACGTGACCGCCTCCTGACCATCCAGCGTGATAGTTATAGCTACCTCTTTTTGCGTGTACGTTGTGTTTTTATCAATTTCCGGAAGTAGTGACGGCATTTCCTGCCTCCTCGTAAACCAAGATCCATCTTGAGTTGAGTCCCTCGTATTGAGGGTCCGAGTTTCCTAAGGTATCGACAAAAAACAAACGCCCCGAAAAGAGAGGCGTGGGATAACAATTGATGTCCGTACCTACACAGCACCGGCGCCCAGAGAATATCTGGACACCCTCAATCATTAGGTCACAAAAAAGGTACTCGGCAACCTGACGTAAACGGATCATGCAGTTTTGTCCGTCAAGAACACATGAGAACTCTTGGAACGGAAGAGCGCTTATAACGATTTGGTTCATTTTTTCAGGTAATCAGTCAGGCTCTTAAAGATGCCTGGTTTTACTTGAGCTTGTCCCGTGTTCACCTTATTGGCAGAAGTTGCACGTTTGGGCGAATACGAGGTTTTTTGCTGGCTTAGGTTTACGGAGACAATTTCAACAAACGAAGCGTGAACGTTGAGCATTGAGGCGCCCGTCGTTTGAGTTCGGGAAAAATCATAGTGATCGAGCGCCATATTTCGCCAAATTTTGGCGGGGCTAAATATCGTGCAGGTGTTGGTACTGTTCAATCGTCTATCAAGCATGGCAAGGGCCAAAACCTGAATGGCGTAATTACCGTTAAACAAGAACTCTACGTTCACCCGCTCGGGTTCTCGCACAATGTTGAATGCCGCCAGCTGGCCGTTTTCAACGGGCTCTGTCGGAACCCTTGAAGATTTATCTGCATCAACTGCGCCAATAGAGGTGTACGGAACGAACGGCAGAAGGTTATTACCGACTACCGCCCATCCCATGGACATTACAGAATTGATACTTGCCATGTTAATCACCGCCTTTCAAGTAGGCGCTTGCTTGATTCGCCAGCATGTCCTGATAATCCCCTTGGCCCTCCGTTACTGCGCGATAGGCGGCGTCATGTACGGCTTTAGGATCGGCGTTACCCTGAATCGTAATGCTGACATCCGTCTTCATCGGCGCGTTGATAACCGAAGAAGAAGCCCTAGGAACAATCGAAGCAGCGGCTCCGGCCTGAGCTCCCGGAGGTGCTGTAACTGGTGCCTTCTTATCGTCACCAAAACCGAACCATCCGCCCACTGTGTCAATAGATTTAGAAGCCCAGTCAGGTAATTTCCAATCGGTGAAAAACTTCATTTTGTCTTCCAACCATTTGAAAATTCTTTTGCACCCGGATTCAATGTCCTCCCACGCCTTGATGAAGTTATCCTTCATCTTTGGGACGGTATTTATCAGGTTCGCAATATCTTTCGCCAAATCTCCTATAAACCCTACGACAGCCGTGATCGCCGCCACAACCACGTCCCCGAAGGCCTGCAGGAACATATCTTTGAGCGGTGAAAGTTTGTCTAAAAGGTCTGAGATTGACTTCCAGGCGTCCTGAAACGACTTTCGGATTCCTTTGATTTGATCGTCTGTATAACCTACAGATTTCAAGAAATCTTCAAATACGCTCGGTCCGCCTTTGGTGAACACAATTAAGTCATCGATAGCTCCGGCAAGTAGGAGAACCCCAGCGATTAGGAGACCAATCGGGCTTGTCAATGCGCCCAAGAGTTTTCCGGACATCATCAAAGCAGATTTTGGTCCGAACGCTAAGACCGCTGCTATAGAGATGCCTTTTAGGGCTAATTGAATAAACTGGCTGTGCTCTCCAATAAGAGCCGATGCCTTGCCAAATGTCGTAACAGCTTTTTCAATGTAAGGTAGGAAAAATTTAGCAATTCCATTACCGATACTTTGAATCGCCATTCCGGTCACTTGCCACGAAATTTTGAAGCGTCTGGCATTCTCTGCATCTTTAGGCGTTAAGGCGAGTTTCCGATATGTCTCAACCAGCTCTCCCATCTGCTTGTTGTTTTGCAGAAAAACAGCCGCGCTTTCACGTGTCAGCCCGAGATATTTCAGAGCGTAGTTCGCCTGGGCACCGGTCATGCCGTTGAGTTGCTTTCCCATACGAAGGAAAACTTCCCCGCTTGCTCCGGTGCGCTCAGTAAAAGCTTGCATGGCCTGAGTGAACGCCTCAGCGCTTCCTCCCGCGGCCACATTAGCTTTTCGCCATGCGTCAATCTCGGACACATTCATCCGGACTTTTTTAGAGATGTCGTCTAGCTTGGAGCCTTCATCTATGTAATTGCCAAACATGAATTTGGCACCAAACATCGCGGCCAGCGGAGCGGCATAACTCTTAATGGCAGAAAAGACCTGTTTCGCCATTGAATCAAGCTGAGAAAGAGATTTCGAGGCATCCTTTGAGGCCTTAGAAACATCCTTCCCTGCTTTCTTGCCGCTAGTTCCGACATTCTCTAAGTCTTTAGAGGTTTTCTTAGCGTTTTGAGCCGCGTCATTTAACGAGCCCGAAACCTCTTTGATACCGTCAGATCCCTCACCTAGTGCGTCAAGCTTTGCGCCTGCCTCCTGAGCGAATCCGAGTAACTGATTCAGCTTCTCAGACATAAGCTCGAAGAATTTAACTACGTCATTCGAGTTGACGGATACATCAATTACTAAAGAGTCGGTCTTTTGAGCCATGTTCTTAAGCGCTCTTTTGCGCCACCCACGAGTTGTAGTTCTTAATCAAAAGTGCCTCGTCTAATGCGTAGGCATCTTCCAGCGTTAGTTGTGTCTGAAGCTCGACCAGGGACGCCATGCCGCCGTTGATTAAACGAGAGATCAGAGGCGATAGCTGAGTTGTGACTGCTACGCCTCTAACCTTGGCACAATCGGCTAAGAATTCTGCACGGCGGGGGAGAACTGGCGTATCAAGTCGGGAAAAAAACCGAAGTTCGCCTTGAAGCTTTCAATTCTGAGTTTGAGGATGGTCAACGGGCTAGAAATATAACCGTCTGCATCATCGAAGGAGAATTTGATCTCGCTCTTACCGTCCACCTTGTAGACCTCGGAAAGCAGTTCATCCAAAAGGGCCTTCGCTTCTACATGTGGAACACTGACAAGCGCTTTGATCACGTCTCTGTATCCCATTTCGCTCTCAATATCGAGGTTTTTGCCGGTCATCAAGGCAATCCGGATCATTAGATCTTCAGCTTTAGTCGCAGGAAACGGATAAATCTTGAAGGTCAGCTGATTACCGCCGTCTTCCAATTTGATAACTTTTGGTTCCTTCATTTGTTAGATACGCTCCATGGATTCGAAGTGGAATACCCAAGTTGTCGGCGCCAGAACTTTATTCAGTGCCGGCATCGGATTTGCCGTCTGCAGCACACCATTTGAGAACTGGTAGGTCTTGCCGATAGACGGAATCTTGACTGTCAGATTGCAAACATAGATCTGTTTGTTGGCGCTCATTGCTTCGTAGAGCGTAGTGAATGCAGTCGCAGTCGGAGAGTTAGCCTCCAGCGTGATCGTTACGGGATAGATGTTCGGAGTAACGCCCGCAGCCATGAAGCCATCTACGCCCATACGGGTCTCGGCAACCTGCTGAGAATCGGCAACGATAGCCGCATCTGTGGAGAATCTTTCCAGCTTCACACCGTTCGGATACAGCTCTTCAATCGTCATCACTGCTGACGCATTGGCGGATGTGATATCTAATTTCGGTTTCATTTTTATCCATTCCTAAATGAAAAACCCGCCATCACGACGGGTCTTTGCTGTTGTGAAATTTTGATTACATTACGGCTGTCAAAGGCATCTCAATTCGTTGGATGCTGCCAGCATAGGTGTACCAAAGTCCCAAACGAGGGCTTCCTCGCTGGGTTCTCACATTTGCCGACGGAGATTCAATGAGGTACCAATAACCTTTTGAGTAGAGATCCTGCTTGATCGTTGAGTTGTTGGTTTCTGTCAACAATTGCTGAATCTGGGAGTTGGACAATGCCAGCCCTGTATCAATCACGCCATTACGTTTGGCATCGTTGATGGGATCAAGCAACCACGCCTCAACATAAGCAAAGCCAATAGCGTTGTAGGGAGCGCGATTGATAGCCGCGAACCCGTCCATAATCTGCCGCTGAATTCGTGCTTTGAACCAAATCATGCCGTACAGGGCATCAATCCATTGATAGATTCCGGAGAGCAAGCAACCACGGTTGATAAAGTCAAACTCTGCATTGCGTGTTGCAAATGCTCCGACATAGTTGACCTTGAGATCATCCAAGGCTTCGGCCACTTCGTCGCTGAGAACGGAAGCCTTAATTCCGGAAGCAGATTTTGCGAACCACGTCTTAATACCCTGAATTGCAGACCAATCGATTGAGGCACCAACTGCAAGGAAGGCCGCGGCATCCTGAGCGGTACCGTAAACCATCGCCAAACAGTTGTAGTTGTTCTCCGCTAATTGGGCGGCTTTCGTTGTGGACTGGGTAGATTGATCAAGCATCTTTGTGTCTGTTGACCAATCAAAGTACACGTAGTCATCATCAATGTCGGCCCAAGCCGCTAAAGCGGAAGCCTCAGCAACCTCTGTTGCATACAAGGTTGTGAATCCGACCCAGTTGCGAGAAACAGAAGTCACAAGATTCATGTTCTGAGCAGGTGTCAGAGCATCGGAACCTTGAGAGAGAACGGCGCCGGAATCCTCAGTCAATCCAAGTAATGCGGAAACATCCGTTCCTGTTGTCGCTTTTGTAGCGAAGGAGATTGAAGCGGTATCGCCTGTCTCTGTGGTGGTCAGGATGATGGCATTTTGAACAGAGTTAAAGGCGCCGGAAACCGCGCCTACTGCAGAAGCCAGCTCAGTGGCAACGTCACTGAAAGACTTAGCCGTGGAGAAGTCGAGGTTCACGACTTCTTTTTCTGTGCCATTGACCGAAATTGTCAAGGATCCTGTCTTGATTGCTGTCAGTTCGGAAAGTTGAGCAGTGATCGGAGCTGACTTAATCCAAGCGGCGGAATCCGCATTGATTCTTCGGGCCACAAAAAGACGGTTAATTGCCTTTTGCTGATTGTTCACTCCGGAGAAGTACTGATTAGCAAAGTCAGCCTCAGGGGACTCGGCACCAAAATAATTCCCGACAGCGGCGGCGGTCACAAATTCCAGTGCCGGAGAATCTGCAGGAATCAGAGCATTCTGGGTCAGCAGCAGACCGTTTGTTTCAAGATCGGCGCTCCCAGCGCTTATCACTCTCGGAGTGATAGAAACGAGTCGCGATGCATTGATTGACATATTTTTCCTCAAAATAAAAAAGCGCCAGATGGCGCCGACGATAATTTTTATGGAGCGGCTATGAGCCACACCAGAAACTCATCTATTTGAAAATATCCTTTACAGCCTTAATCGCTTTCGCAATCACCCAAACTGCGAACCCGTAACCGATTAGGTAAACAGGAAGAGCTGCATACAAAGGAACGGCAGTGACCATGGTTAGGGCCTCCGCTAGGTCGTGTAAAATGTTCATATTGACTGATTCCCTTGCAATCAGTTAACTCAAACCCCGCTCAGCTACCAACTGATCGGGGCTATTTTTTTCATAGAATTCTTATTCTTAGGACTGACATCTTGACCGGCTCTTCGGGCCGTTCTAAAATCTCACCTATAGCTAGAGATTGTTCTGTTGACCGGTGTAAACCTTTCACCGAGCCCTTAGGTGGCGGTAATAGCACAGCGTCTCTGGCTTTTCTTTTTCTCATTTCAATTTCAAAAGAAGCCTTTTTCTTATCAAACCATCGGTTTCCTTCGGTGTTGACGTTGTACGCATGGAAGTCAGTGCTTGACGTTTCTCCTATATCGACAGCCACTGTTTTTTTAATGCCATTAACCCTTACGTTTTTCATTTTTGTATGAAAGGCCACTTGCGGAGTATGGTTGACAGCCTCTTTCCTCCCGAAGTAGGAGCCTTTTTCTATTACTTCTGGAACAAAAGGAAGAACCTCTAGTATTTCTCGTAGGTGCCCGGAAAATTTCTTAAATTCCTTTCTCCCTTTGCCATCGAAAACGACAGAAACTGTTTGCTTCTTCCCAGATATCTCCACCTCAGTGCTAACCGAACCTCCTCGCAGTTCATTGTCGTAATAGAGGACGATAGCTTTAGCGGGATTACCTCCGGCCTTTTGCAAGTAACTATGAATATCCTTTGACGGCGGACTCTCAATGAGATTTTTCCCCGATTTCGGATAGGACTGCTGGCTTTCTACCTTCTTTCCTACTTTCCCTTCCAGTTTGCCATTCTTACCGACTGGTATATGAGTGCCATTCACCGTTATCCACTTTGCAGCATCCTGAGCATCACCAGGGTTTGTTGCGTAAGTTCTCCCAAGCCCATACATTAGTCCAAGCTTGAATGCACGCCCAAGTTTGAAAGCAAGTTGCGCGTTCATTGCTTTTCCTTCGGCGGGTAGCTCACATCAACGTTTTTCAGGTCCACATCAACCGCACTAAAGAATCCCATCGACACCTTGATCTGGCTCTGCATGCTGAGGTGAATCATCAGCGTGGATCTCCGGACATAGTTATCGGAGTCTCCGATAATGGTTGTGTCTCTCGGATCATCCGCATGAAGCAGGCTGATTCCTCTATCAACGAAGAACTTCACGCCGACCTGAGACCTGCATACGGTCTCCAAGGCCTGAGCCCTCAGCATCGCATTCATGCCGTCCGAGCCGTTTAATGTCGAGGCGTAGCAATCGACCTGAACCAAAACCTCTGTAGTCGTTGAGAGGTAAACATTGTCATCGGTTTGGTCCTTCTCCCAATCCTCAGCACTCGTTCCATGGCGGACGCTTGAGATGTAGGAATAGATGACGTAATCGTTTCCTTCAGGAGGCAAAGCTAGATTATTTTGGTTCCCGTAGAAGATGTTTTCCGGCGCCACAGCCGGAACTGCAAATATCTCAAGAAACTCCTGGATTGCTGTCCGGATGTTCGGGGTCAGGTTTTGTGCTTTCATCTTCATCTTCCGCGATATTCAACTTCTGAGGCGTGGTTTGGAGTGTGCAGCGGACCGCCTCCCAACCGGCATCGGAAAAATCTTCAATCACCGCAGTGATCAGCCACTGGCCTCCCTTGGAGTCTTCGACATAATCTCCCGACCTCGCTAATGGCCTATAGATTGCCCAAGGTCGCTGCTTCTGGTCGCTCGATGCGAAGAGATACAGGCGCCGGATGATGGTGTTCTGTCCGGCTAAGTTGGCATGATCCAACGCGCTATCGCCTTCGCTTTGAAAATTCCCTTGAATCTCCTCTGCTGGTGCGTAATACGCTTGGACAATCCCTCCTACATTCTTTTGACCGACCGATCGATACAGCTTGAAGGTTTCGTCAGCATAGTTGGCGTTTATTGCCTGACGGACAATTGCATGTAGGTTGAGAGACATTAGGAAACCTTCCAAGTTATTGAGCTTTGCAGGACGCCACTCAGCGTCAAAGGCTTCGTGGTCATCACGTTATTAGGCAGAGTGCCTTTCCCTTTAGCTTTCTTGGCCTTGTCCATTTCTCCTCTTGCCTGCATCAGTGCCATCGTTAGCTCTGATCGTTTAGGAAATGAACCAGCAGGAATACCTGCTTCTCGAATCGTTTGCTTGATGTCATCGGTAGCCATTTGCCCCATGACGCCTAACGAATGCGTTATGTCGAACGTTTTTAGGAAGCGGGACCTAAATTTCTCCTGCCAATCCATTCGTTTTTGAGCGTATGTGGCTCTCATAAACGGACGCGGAGGCATGTACAGGGTCGTGAATTTGCTGTTCGGAGGAAGTCCTAGCTGGGCTGACAGATAGTGTCCTTGCTTACTCGTCACTGATTGGGTCCACCCATATTCCAAATACATCCCAATGGTGGCAATGTCCGGAATCATTATTCCGACCTCTAGTTTTTTATTGCTATCGGCCTTGAGTTTCTCTGACAGCTTTTTGAACGCATTGTTAGATGTGATTTTGATGCCCATCATCATCCCCACGGATGGTAATTGTTTCCCGGATAAACTCGGCCGCCGATTCGGTATTTGGCAGTCAGCGTCCAGTACATGGCGCCGCATTGTGTTTGAGCCCACCAATCTCCGACAAAAGTATTCGTTTTCAGAAGATCAAAGCTGGTACTCACACTTCCCTGCGTAGCACTAGCAATCCTGCCAACCTGACCGTTCGGCTGCTGGCTGAGTGTCAGCAGGTGGCAGGTTGCAAGATCAAGAAGGCGCTCCCTTGTATAGATCTTGTTGTCCGGATCATAGGGAGCAAAGCTGTCGGCGTCCGTATTCCCCACGAACTCCACCGCCACATCAAAGTAGAACTGAAGAGTTTCGTCCGGGAATTTAACTTCATCCGAAAACGCAGGATGAAGGATTCGAAATTTTTCAGGATCAAAGACGACGACAGCCATTTTGTTAACCTTCTTCGTTCTTAACTTCTTCAACGTTGACCGATTCAGGATCGATCGGATTGAGGCCGTGGGACGCTTCTTTTAACTCGTCCTCGCGGCCTCTGAATTCTTGAACTGATTTCATCTCAAGCAGGCACGGAATACCGCCATTCACGCCTGTGAATACAGCCTCCTGACCATGCATGCGCTTGATGTTTTCCCAGTCCTCTTTATCGATCTGGAATGCGACAGAGTTTCCCTTGCCCAGCAGGATCCCGTCACGTTTTCCTCTAAGCGAATCATTTACGCCCGGAAAAACGATCGTTTTTGTTCCGCCATTGCCATTCGGCACATCATCAA